TCAGGCTCTACCGTCGTCGCGCATCGCCAGAGCGGCGTCCGTGCGCAGCGCCACACGCCGAAGCAGGCCATGACGAAAAACGCGCTCCGCGCCAGCCTCGTAAAACACCGTCTGCGCCTGACTCAGCCGCAGGATAACCCCCCGTGCGTCGGCGTGGCGCGCGGCCAGGAGCGTGCGCGGCCCGATTTGGCCATCCACCTCAACCTCGAGCGCCGCCTGCAATAGCCGCACGCTCGCCCCAACCCCGGCATTCACCGCATGATCGAACACCATGAGATCAAGGCCAGCGGGCAGCTCATCCCCGCTCACCGGCTGCCAGTAATCACGCTGGTAAATCGCATCCGCCGCCTCCGCCGTGAGGTCGCGAAGATTGAGATGCGGATAGGAAGCCGCCGAGAGACCGAAATTCGTTCCTTTGAGAATGCCGACGCCGATCTCGCCGCCGGTCCAGTTGCCGCGATCTTCCGGGTTCATGCTGAACCCGCCTTCACAGCCAAGGGTGAAGCCCATACAGGCATTGAAATTCATGAGCTGGTTTCCGTTTGTTTTGTGAGGTCCAGCGCGTAGGCGGCGACGACGAAGCCGGCGGCGAAGAAACTGCGGTCTATGGGCTTCGCCTCGCCCCAGGATGTGCATGTGGTCAACGCGCCGTCATAATCGTCAGCCCAAACGGCGTGATAACCCCACGAACCAGGCGTGCCAGCGGCCGCCCATACGAGCTGATTCTGCTGCGCAAGCCCCAGCGCCAGGACCAGAAAAATGCCGCCTGCCCGGCTGATGACATGGCGAATATCCGCTTCGGATTGCGGATCGATTGGCGTCACCTGCTTCAGCCCATAGGATGCAATCGGGTTTTTGCGCCACCATGCGAATAGCTCGTCCGGATCGGTCCCCCGGTCACTGGCGGGGTTGAGCGCCGTGTAACCGGTGACCTGGCTGTAGACCGCCACAGCGAGATCATTGGAGATTTGCGGCCTGGAAACCCCGGCCCTGGCCATGGCCGTCTGCACGGCATTACAGGCTGTGGTTTCCACGCAATCGCCGATCACGTCATTCTGCCCTTGGACACGCGGCGTGCCCAAAATCCGGCTGTAAGCCGCCGGCGGCAGGACCGCCCCGGCGCGCCGGGAGACAGTCTCCGGCGCGCCTTGCCACCGGCACCCCAATTTCATCGCCGCCAGCTGGTGAGGAAGGAGCATGTCAGGCGCCCAACAACCGGAGCGCCTGGCTCGCGCTCATTCTCGGCCTGACCGTGCCAACGTTGGTGGACGCAATCGCCGTACCCAGAGCCAGAACTGTCTGCAACGCGTCCACGGTGGTGACGATGTTCGCGGCCAACGAACCGGTAAGGCCGCTCGCGACTCCCACCACATCCGCCATCAGCGCCTTGGCATCGGTCTCAAACGCGGTGACCGCGGCAGGGATGCTGGTCGCGGTGAAGGTAAGGGTCGCAACGCCGTGATTGGCTTCATTCAGCGCCGCGACCTGTGCCGCCATATCGGCCACCGCTGCATTGATCATCAGCGTGTTGGCCGCGCCGATCACCGCGCTGATCAATGGCACACTCAGCAGCGTCGCCACGCCATTTTTTACCGCGACGGCGTAATTTTGAAGCGTATTGAGATTGGTCGTCACCGTCGTTACGCCATTCGCGGTCGTGGCCGTGCAGGCGCCGAGCATCGACAAGGCGCAGAGTGGAGCAGTCGCCAGCAGGCAGCGGCGGGAAAAGTTCATGATTCAGCCTTTCCTGGTTTCAGTTGCGGCGATTTCGACCGCGGCGGCGGCATCGCCGGAGGTCAGCGCGCGGCGCCAGCCTTCCTTGAGGATGACCGCCCCGAGGCCGGAAATGACGAGCCCGGCCAGCATCAGATCGTGGCCGATACCGGGCGGAATGGCGTAGCCAAGACCGGCCAGAATCGCAGCGATCCCGGCATAAGTGCTCGGCTCGGAAAACCGAGCGATCAAGATTTTCATCAAGGATTTCCTTAGAAAAAGGAAGAGAAGGCTTCTTTTTGTGAACAAAAAGAAGCAAAAAAACTTTGTTAATCTGGACCGTGCTGGTTTCACCGCCGCGGGCCCAGTTTCAAGAAAGTTTTTGCGCCGCTTTTTTCAAAAGCGGCTACTTTCTTATACTCTAACGCCACCGACTGATCTGCTCCATGATCACAAACGGCATAATCACGGCGCCATCCACGGCAAATGCCCACCAATGAAAACAAAAAGGCCCGATCAAAACCCATGAGATACACAGGCTGGCGCGAAGGTAATTCTGCGCCGTCATCGGCACATTATTCATCACCTTCCAGCAATGCGATGTTTGCACGAGACACGAGAGCATGCGGCAGCCGACGCAACCCCACCATTTCCGCTCCGGCACTGGCAAGCGCACGTTATGCGGCCGGTAGCCTGCCGCGAGTGCCGTATGGGTGGAGACGGTCATGTTCGCGTCGCCGTCGAAATCGATGACGTTGAGAACACGATCCTCCCACATGCCGGCTTGAACGAGCAAAATGCGGAGTTGCGCGAGACGGCCGCTGATGAAGGCGCTGATCTTGAACATCAAGCATTGACCGTCAGCGTCGCGGCCGGCAGCGTGCCCTGGTTGCTGTCAGAGACCAGATCAACCGCCGAGACATAGGGCGCATAAGCCGCCTCGAACGCCGCGAACTGCGTCGGGTTGAAAGAGCGCGGCGTGCCGGCCGCGTCCACCAGAACCAAAGTTGTCGTGCCGTTGATGAACGTCCCGTTCTTGATCAGCCAGTTGGCTTCGGCCATGATTTTGACCTGCGCCGCCAGTGTCGTGGAGTAGGTTGCGCTCAGCGTGGTGCTGGTGGAAAACGTCACGGCCACGCCGGCGGCCAGTTGCGCGGTGGCCTGCTGTGCCAGAGGGGCGGACACCGGAGCCGTGGGCGGTGTGAGCGTCGCCTGCACGGATGCCGGGAGCGTGGCGTAATAGGCCGCCCAGCGCGCGTCACTCGCCGTCACCGTTCCCTGGTTCGGCCAGGTCGCAGGTTGCGGCGTGCTGAAGACCGAAGCGATTGTCGTTTCCGTCGCGTCAGTGAATTGCACATACATGGCTGTTAGATCCTGTATCCTGAAATGTTCACACTGAACGTCATGGTGCCCGCCGACACATCTGCGTAGTAATAAAGCGTCTGTGGTGTGATGATCGGAATTTCACCAATTGAGCCCTGGAGGCCGCCATTTGTTTGCGCGGACTGTTCCACGCCGCCGATGACACCGACGCCAGAGGCGGAACCGGCAAGTGCGTAAAAGAGATTAGCCTGAGAAGCGTTGGTGGTGATCAACGCAGATCCGGTGCAACTTTTCGCGTTCATCGGAACCGCACCGGCCACGCTGAACGCCGCGTATGAGCCCTGGGCCTGTTGCGTTGTCGTTATCAGTGCGTTGATGCCACTGCTATAGATGGCGCGATCGGTCTGATATCCAGCCACGAGCAAGCCGCTCGTATTGGTCTGCCAAACGCTCACAAGCGCGGAAGCGGTGTAACCGGATGGCATGGCAGTGCCACCATAGATGTTGGGCGCGATGGAAGATGTGGCATTCGTTCCCAGCAGCGCGGCGGCACCGGAGGTGGGATTGTAAATGGCATAGAGCGCGACATAGCCGCTAACGGGCGCGCTCCCGGTATCCATGCCGCCCGCACCGGTGGTGGCAAGGTTGATCCCTGAACTGAAATTGGCAAGGCGCCAAGGCACACCGCCGAGCGCCGTTTCCACCGTGATCTCATCAGCGGTAAAGGTCGCGGTGGTCGACGCGCTGGCCACCAGCATCTTCGCATTGCGCGCCGCGCCAACCACACCCGGAAGACGCGCGGGCATGTTGGCAAGGTTGGCTTGCAGGAATGGCGCGCTCGGGTGCTGGGCAATGTTGCTCGCCGTGATCGCGGTCTGCCCATAGGCAACCGTCACCACAAATAACGGCACATAGCCGCCATCGGCCGAAGGCGGAACTTGCGCGCCCGTGGCCGCCGCAGCACCCGCCTTTACCGTCAGCGTCACGGTCTGGTCGCGTGTCGTGTTCTGCGCCACGCCGCTATTGCTCGGGCCAGCATAAGGCTGGCTCGGGTTGGCGGCGTTCACATAAGGCAGCACCACCGGCGTGCCATCAGTCTCCGCAAAGGCCGCCTCGATCAGATAGGCGATCGACTGGCCCGCCGTGGTCGGTGCGGCCATGCTCAAGGTGGTGGGGTCGAGATTGATCCCCTGCTTGACGCAGAGCTCGGTGAGATCGGCAGCCAACTCGCCATAGGCGGTGGCATCGACGGTGGTATATTGCGTCAGAGCGCCGGCGGAAACCTGCACGCCCATGCCCGGCACTGCAAGCGGCGCACAGGTGAAGCCTGAGGCAACCGGCGAAGTGCCGAACACTGCTTGCAGAATCGCCCCGCCAGAAATCATGGCGTTGCGCTGCACATTGAGAAAATCAGCGGATTTTGGAAGCGAACCAGGATAGGCGATGGTACGATTCATGAGGGGTCCTAAAAAAGGAAAAGGAAGGGCTACTTTTTGTGAACAAAAAGTAGCAAAAAAACTTTTTTAGTTTGGGCCCGTGCTGTTTCAGCGCCACGGGCCCAATTTCGAAGAAGTTTTTGCGCCGCTTTTTTCAAAAAGCGGCCCTTACTTGCTTAATTCGACAAATTAACCCAAGCGATCGACCCGGCGGGCATCCATTGGTAAACCGCCGCGATCAAGAAGGCATCGGTCAGCGTCGCCGCCACCATGTCGTCATTGGTGAAGGCTAGGGAACCGCTGTCGCTGGTATAGGGCGCCGCCCCGGCCCATCCGCCGAGCGCATCGCCCTCAGTGCCCAGCGGGCCGGTCCAACCGCCCAGCGGTGCCGAGGCTTGCAGCGCCGGGCGATACACGGTGATGAAGAGCTGATAGGGCAGAGCCAAGCTGCCCCAGGCACCCGCACCCACCGTGCCGCTGCCATCATCCCAGGCGAACATACCGCCGCCTTCGGTGCCGAGCGGCCCTGCCCAGCCGCCCGTGTCGCCAGTGTTGGCGGGCTCTATCACGCGCGGCGCGTTTCCGGTCAGAAATTCCAGCATTTCCTTCAGGGCCGCCTTGGTGCCGCGTGGCGCGGTGATCGTCCATTGCGTCCGCGCCTTGAAGGCGGTGTCGGTTTCCTGGGGCAGGCGGATGATCGACGCGCCGAGATAATCATTGGCCCACAGATCCACGAAGCCGCCTTGCGTGGTGGCAAGGCGCGTCTGCGCCCGGGTAAAGGCGATGAGCCGGTAGATGGCGGCCAGTGCGTTGGCGCTGCCGGCCAGCACCAGGTTCAACACCGGCGTCGCGTCAGCGAACCAATTGGCGGGCAGCAGCCCGCGCAACCGCGCTTGGAAATCAGCCTGATCGCCGGTTGCCATCACGCCACCGTCAGGGTGCCGGCCCGCACCACCTGAAAATCGGTCGGCACCAGATCGGCGGTGCCCCCGTTCAAGGTGAGGCCAGAGATGTTGGTGATGGCGCTGCTGGCATCATAGGCGAGCTGGGCCAGGCGCGTGTAGGGCAGAGGGTTGCCGACGCCCAGCGTACCGATATAGGCGGCCAGCGCCGCCTCCACCGCCGCCACGGCGGTGGCATGGCTGGTGTTGAGCGCGGTGGTCAGCGTCATGCTGACATTGGCCGCCAGCGGCGTCGCCGCGATCACATAGGCATTGATCGTCGCCGCCCGCACCACCTGCACCGAAGCCGCTACCATGGCAATGGTGCTGGACGGCGTGGCACCGCTGCCATCATCCACAATCACGGTAACGGTGCCGGGCGCGTCATTGCCGCCGGCATCGGTATTGTTCACCTGCCGCCAGGTGAGGTTCTGCGCCACGTCTGCCACAGCGGCGTCGATCGCCGCCGGCGTGCCCTTGCTCAACGAACTGAACCACAAAGCGAAGCGCGCTCTCAGCGCGGCATCGGTCTCGGCGTTCATGCCGTTGGTGAAGGCGCTCGCATTGGTCACGGTGTCGAGGCCAGGCGCGGAACTGGCGATCAGCCCGATGGTGCCGGCAAGAACGTTGCCGGCGGTCCCCACCGCATTGTTGGTGACGGTGACATTCAGCGCCGCCGCGCCGGCGGCCAGATTGAACCATCCTTGCGTCGCACCGCTCGGGTCCGCCTGATAGGCCGGGTTGGTGGTATCGAGATCAACCGTGAAACTCTGCGTGCCGTCATTGGTTTTCACCAGCGCGCCAACCGGAATCTGCACCGGCTGCGTGGCGGTGTAGCGCCCAAACGTCACCTGGCCCGACGAGGCCACGCCGGCCAGGCGCCCGCCGAACAGCGGGAAGTCGCCCACGAAACTATCACAATCCGTACCGCTGGCGGTGGTCAGGCGCGCCATTTGCAGCACCTGCACGTTCTGCCATTGCAGCCACAGGCACAGCCCGGCCACCGCCTCGAAAATGGCGCGCAACGTCGAGCCCACCAGCAGGTCCAGCGCTTGGGAGGCGGCGGCTTGCGCGGCGGCGGCCATGCCATTCAGCATGGTCGAGAATGTCTGAAGGGAAAGTTCCATCACTTGACCTGAAAGGTGAGCGTTGAACTGGCGCCGGTTATGGCGTCGGCATATTGGATCGTCGTCATCACCGTACCGTCCGTGTTCACGGTGGTGGTCACGATGGGCGCGGGCACCTGCGCGACGGCGGACTCCGCAAAAATCTGGCTGCGGATGATGTTCTCGATCGCCGCTTGATTTGTCGGTTGCCCCACCATCTGGCCAAGCCCGGCGCCGTAAGCGAGGTGCCAGATATAATCGCCGGCATTGGTGAGCAGACGCCGCAACACGCGCTGTTGCGTGAGCGCATCACCGCTCACCACGAGCAGATCACCCGTGGCGCTCAAGCTCAAATCCGCGCCCATGCTATGTGAAATGTCAGCCATGATCAGCCCTGCCCTTTCCCGGTGAGGGTCGAACCACCCGTGCCGGGGAAATAAGGATGTTCATGATTACTGAGGCTGATCCCCGCGCCGATCACGTCGCCGCTGGCGGTGATGGTCCCTGTCACCTTCACGTTGCCGGTGATGTTCAGCCCCGCCGGCGCATTGATGTCCACCGAACCATCATTTTTCAGCGTCACAAAAGACCCGCTCTGGTGCAGGAGCAGAATCTCACCGGCAGCAGCACTGTTGGGAGGCGTATCCACATCCGAGTACAGTACGCCGGAAATCACGCCCTGCTGGGCATCGTTGCGATCAGGCAGCACCAACACCTGCACGCCAAGCGGCAGCGGCGCGACGCACCCCCAGCCCGGCCCGACCCAGAAGGAGAGGATCGGCAACCAGCCGGTCAGCGTGTTCTCCGGCTGGATGAGGACTTTCGCGCAATAAGTCTGCGGATTGAAAGACGAGACGAGTCCGCAGCGCGGCGCGCCGAACTGGCTGAATTGCCCGACGACACTGCGTGCCTGCGCCGCCATAATCCTGTGCATGCTCATCCAATCGGCGCTCCGCTGGCGCCGTCATAGAGCGACAGCGGCGAGGAATTCTGGGCCAAGATGAAAGTTTCAAAACCGCCTCTGGGCGTCACGCTGTGCGTAACGCTGGCGGGGCTATAAGCAATCCCATCATAGTCCGTGCCGGTGCCGTTCAGCGTGAACACGGTTTGCGGCGTCAGCGTGGCAATGCCCGGCAGACTGGCGGTGATGACGCGCTCATGCTGCACAATGTCCAGCGCCAGGCGTTGCGCCGCCGCATCGGCCTGGGCGCTCGTCAGGTTGGGAATCTCAAACAGGTAATTGGTCGGCGGCACGTTCGTGGCCGACTGTGTCAGGCTCTTCGCCACGGCTGACCCGGTCACCACAGTTTTCTTAGCAGAATGCCACGAATTCACGGTGACATTCACATCCCGTGCCATCGTCATGGCGCGCTCGCACGTCAGCGTCTTGCAATTGCTCATCATCACGCCATCCGCATTCTGGCCGACCCACAAAGCGTAAGAAGGCGGCGGCGTCGACGGACTTTGGAAATAGAGCGTGCTGCCCTGCACGTAAGGCACAATCCCCTCGCGCTGGCCGAGCAGACACAGCAGGTCCCATTCATTTACCGCGCACGAAAACCCGCCGGCGGCGGTCGTATCATAATCGGCATTGTAACAGCGCCCGACCAGCGCGCTGGTCTCGCTCACCTGCGCGGTCATGCCATGGGCCTGAGCCAGGGTCCTGGCAATTTCCGAGGAGGTCAGGTTCTGGTAAGTCCTCGTGATGCGCGTATCGAGAAATATTGCAGCCATATCGCGTCCGTGCAGCGTGATGATCCGCCGCAACGGGTCGAGCACATGACGGTCCACCTGCCCTACGAACATCGGAACATAGCCTGTCCCTGCCAGCGCCAGACTGATTTGAATGCTGATCTGCTGGTTGGCGCTGTCGCTCCACCAGGCCGCCTCGTTCGGGTCCGCCGGCGTGAAACTCTTGGCGATCACAAAGCTACCCGCGTGATACGCCCTGGGGTCGCTCCACCGCACCGAGAGCAGGCCGGTGAGCGCCTGGCCGTTCGCGAGCACCTGAACGCGCGGGGCACGCGCCATGCTGGCAATGCTCTGGCTCATTGCTGGGGGGCGCCGCCGGTTGCGCTGGGGTCTGGGGTCGGGATCAGCAGCGTCACCGGCGGCCCGCTGATCTGCGGATCGCAAGGATAGGAAAAGTTGTTTTGCTGGGCGATGCGCAGCCACTGCGTGGCATCGCCCAGATATTTGGCGGCCAGCGCATAAAGCGTGGTCCCCGTCACGGTGACTTGCTGCATGACTCAAGCGCTCGCATTTTGCAGGTTGACGCTCGCGCGGCCGAAATAGCCTGCGGCTGAAGCGAGATTGGCGACATCACCGGCGGAACGTGCCGCGCCAGTGACGTCGGCGGACAAAGCCGGGATCGAGGCCGGCATGGTGGCCGCCTGGCTGCTGGCAAGCAGGCTCGCGCCGTACTGGCCAAGCGTTAGATT